TGTAGTAGAAGCAGATCGCAATGGCGAAACTGTTCCAACACACATCCATTTTGAAAACGCAACAGGCGACTTTCAAAATGACTATCGATTTATGAACAAAGCAATCATCGAAGAAAAACTCAAAACTGTAAAGTTCAAAGGTGCAAACTGGAACGTTAGTTTTTCTCCTAGTGTTGCGGCAATTGGTCGTATGAAGTTACAAGCACTTGCACATTCGGAAGAACCTACATTTAACGTAAGTTCTAATGATGGTGATCTTGTATTCAGCTTTGGTGATGCAAGTACACATGCAGGTAGTTTTGTGTTCGAAGCAGGTGTTGAAGGTACATTGGCACATACATGGAGTTGGCCTGTAGCACAAGTACAAGCAATACTTGGACTTGATGGTGATAAAACTATGAGTATATCAGATCAAGGTGCTATGCAAATTACAGTAGATAGTGGTATGGTCAAATATGACTATATCCTTCCAGCACAGAGCAAATAATTGAGCGATCCAAATCAGCCATATCACAACAAAGGTTTTGCGCCTGCGTTTTTATGGATCATATTTTTATTTTTAGTTTTGCCATCAATAATAATCTTATCTATAGATGATGGTTGGGCAAAATATACAGCTATGAGAGGTTTTGGAGGAGATTGTTGGGAAAACAGTAAACATGAAAGAGTATGCAAAGATGAAAACACTTGCAAGTTTGGAAGAAATTTTTGCACTCCAAATGTATATAGATGGAGAGAAGATTGACACCTAAAGAGATAGCACAAAAACAAGCCGAAGAAGCAATGGATCATTTTATTCATTGGAGTAAACGGGTTTGTGCTTGGATCGTTATAGGCTTATTAGTTGTTGTGGTTGGTTGCAACAGTGGCGTAGACGGTACTGGTAGCGGTTATAACGGAGAACAATATTCTCCAAGGATAAAGTAATGAATAAAGACTTAACAACATCACAAAGCGATTATGCAATATTTTTGCCAGCATTAAGTGGCTTCTTTGCTACTTTTGTAGGTAAACAACGTAAGGAAGAATACGTAGAAAAAACACGTATTCCTAAATGCTTTCCGAATGATGTTGAAAGTATTAACTGGCTTAATCCAAGTAAGTCTATGTTTAACTATCACTGGAGTTTGTATTCGGCAGGTCATGCTGAATTAGATATCAATAAAGATTCTCCTAAAGAGGATATGGTACGTGATAGGGATAGAAAGAATAGTTGGTTACTTGGTGACTCAGGCGGTTTCCAGATTGGTAAAGGCGTTTGGGAAGGTGATTGGAAAGATCCTAATTGTCCTAAGGCACAGAAGAAACGTGAACAAGTTCTTGCCTGGATGGACGCATACATGGACTACGGTATGATACTTGATATTCCAGCTTGGGTATCAAGATCAGAAGCAGGACAAAAAGCAACTGGTATTACAAAATATCAAGATGCGGTTAATGCTACTCGCATTAACAATGATTATTTTATGAAGCATAGAAATGGTAGTTGCAAATTCTTAAATGTATTACAAGGTGAAAATCACGCTGATGCAGATGATTGGTATAATCAGATGAAAGACTACTGTGATCCTAAGAAATATCCTTCAACACATTTTAATGGTTGGTCGATGGGTGGTCAGAACATGTGTGATGTACATCTAGTGCTTAAAAGATTAGTTGCCTTACGTTTCGATGGATTACTAGAAAAAGGTGTTCATGACTTTATGCACTTCTTAGGAACAAGTAAATTAGAATGGGCAACATTATTAACTGATATACAAAGAGCAGTAAGAAAGCATCATAACGAAAACTTTACAATCACTTTTGATTGTGCAAGTCCTTTCTTGGCAACTGCTAACGGACAAATTTATATTCAAACAGAAACACAGGATAGGACAAAGTGGGTTTATAGAATGGTTCCTAGCATTGATGATAAAAAATATGCTAACGATACTAGACTATTTCGCGATGCAGTACTACAAGATGGCATTTTTAAGAACTTTACAGATAGTCCTGTAACAAAAGATCTACTTGTAAAAGATGTGTGCGTATATGCACCCGGAGATCTAAATAAGATCGGAAAAGAAGGTAAGACCAGTTGGGATAGTTTTTCATATGCTATTCAAATGGCACATAACGTTTGGAGTCACATTAATGCAGTACAAGAAGCAAACAGACAATATGATAACGGAACAATTCCGGCGATGCTTGTTGATGAATCATTTGACAGGGTTTTATTTAGAGATGTTGTTGAAGCAATATTCGCAACATCTAACAGAGACGAAGCAGAAGCAGTGATAGAAGAATTTAATAGATTTTGGATTTCCATCATAGGTACAAGAGGTGCCGTTGGAAAGAAAACTGTGAATGCTTCAACGCAATTTGGTAACCTATTTGAGGAGGTATAATATGGCGACAGGAAGAGCAAGTAAGAAAGCAAAAAGGCTACTTAACATGCACGAATACTTACATGGTAAGGTAGAACAAGTAGAAAAAGAAAGGAACGGTGATCGTAGCTGGGGCACCAAGCAACACTTAATCAACTTGAAAAAACAAAAGCTGGCTATTAAGGACAAGTTAAAAAATGAATAGAGATTATAACAACGGCAAACAAGATGATGTTGTGTTTTTCACAGGAAGAGAAATAGAAAAGACTCCTGCATATGATAAAGAAACATTGTTTGTTGTTGGTATTCAACCGGTAGAAGATATACTAAAAATAGTAAACAGAACAAATATTGATCACGTTTATCTTGGTGCTAATCAAAGTTTCAAACTTACAGGCGAAATGGGCACAGATGACGAACAAGAAGGCTGGGATTCAATGGTAAACACATTATTGAAACAAGGACTTTGGGTGACTTTGGATTATGATGTAGCTTATCACAATTGGATTTTGGAAAGTGGATACAATGAGCATGACAACTTTATTAGTATGATTTCGGTAAAACTTCCTTATATCGAACAACTTAATTATAATGCTTGTATCAAAGTAGATGACAGTGGATTTAAACAATCCAATCCAGGTGTTTGGGTTTATTATGCAAACGAACTGAAAGATAGAAAGAAATTTACTCCTTGGAGTGAATATGGCAAGGATCAACCAATTCAGGTTGACACAGAGCATTAAAGGTGTTATACTTAATGGAACAACAAGAAAGATACTACAATTATATGTTAAGAAATATGAGAGAAGAAGATAAAAAAGTAGGCAAAGAAAACGCAATGAGCAATGCTAAGAGAATGATTTGGGTTACATTCCGCAAGGAAGGTATTCACAAATATCCAGCGGCTCTTGAAGATCCTAGCTTGGCAACAGGCGACGAGTATGATGTGTCCTTTTTAGGTTATCCACACAGACACATCTTTCATTTCAAAGTAGGTATCACTGTTACTCACAATGACAGAGATATTGAGTTTATTCAATTTAAAAGATGGATGGAGAAACTATACGCAGATAAAACGTTAGAACTAGACTACAAATCATGTGAAATGATGTCTGATGATTTATATCAACAGATTACTGATAGGTACCCAGGTCGTGAGGTGCATATTGACATTTCAGAGGACGGTGAAAACGGTGCTCACATTGAATACCCTAGCTACTAAAGGAGAACACAGTGAAACAGGGTGAATACTTTGCAAAGAATCCAGGTATTGTAAAAATCTTCGATGATCTCGAAGCATTTAAGGATTTTTGTAGAATTGCGTTTGGCTACGGCCATGATGGTTATGTCTTTAATGAAAAAGACTTGTATAATGAAAAAAGTCGTGCATGGCGAGCTTTTTCAAATTTCAAAAGAGGAAAAAAGCGTCCTTTTAGAAAACCCCAAGGACGTTTTTATAGGAGAAATAATTGACCATTTATATTGTAGATATTGAAGCAGTAGATACTCGATACACTAAACAGTGGAAAGAGCATCTTCCTAACCAGCTGAAAAAATCTACAAATCAAGAAGTGGTAACAATTAGTGGAGGAGAGACTCCCCAGGCAACAACACCTGGGGCGTTTCTAAACTTTGGTGGAACAAACATATATAAGAGTAAGCAATTAGAACAGATAGGAGAAATGTTCTGTGCAGGCTCTATTAAAAATGGCGATTATTTTTTGTATACTGATGCCTGGAATCCTACAGTTATTCAATTACGTTATATGGCAGAAATATTGGGTGTTGACATTCGCATTGGCGGTTTGTGGCATGCTGGTAGTTATGATCCACACGATTTCTTGGGACGACTAATAGGTGATAAACCTTGGGTAAGACATGCTGAGCAAAGCATGTTTGAAACTTATAATGATAACTTTTTTGCAACAGAGTTTCATATAGATATGTTTAAAAAAGCATTTGCTTTTGAGCCATATGGTTATATTCAGAATAACTCAAAATTTAACCGTGTAGGTTGGCCTATGGAGTATATGCACGATACATTAAGTTCGTATAAAGGTATGCAGAAGAAAAATCTTATTTTGTTTCCACATAGGATTGCTCCTGAAAAGCAATTAGATATATTTTTAGATCTTAAAGAAAGACTGCCGCAATATGAATTTGTTGTATGTCAAGAAAGAGAACTTGATAAAAATGAATATCATAATTTACTTGGAGAAGCAAAGCTAGTTTTTAGTGCTAATCTACAAGAAACATTAGGAATAAGTTGGTATGAAGGTGCTTTAGTAGGAGCATTACCAATGGTTCCAGATAGACTAAGTTATTCCGAAATGGCTTTACCAGAGTTCAAATATCCTAGTGTATGGACTGACGACTTTAACAGTTACAGAAACAATAGAGACAAAGTTGTTAACCAGATAGTTGAGTACATGGAACACTATGATGACTTTTTAGTTGCGTTGGAAAAACAAGTTACAAAACTAAACAAGGAATATTTTTCCGGTAAACAACTATATGAGGCAATATGAGATGGCTAAAGATGACGAAACTTTTACAATAACATTAGGAGATGAACCGATTTCAATTGGTGATATAGCCTATCCTTGTTTAGACCATACCGAGTCTACGTATACAATTACACTAGACAGTTCTCCAACTTTACCTGAACCTATATATGTCACAGAAGATGATATGACATATGATTTAGGACCCATGTCATCGCATTTAGATCAAAATAAAATTGAAAGAATGTGTGAACATTATCCTGCTCTTGCAAAAAGTTGGAAAGAATTTAAAACATTTTATGATCTTGTAAAAGATGATTTCGACACTAATGTGGAGGATGACAATGAAATTCCTTTCTAATTTTATGAACAGTATTGGAAGACGTAGAGTAATTACTGATAGAACAGGAAAGATTCCGTATCTTATACGTTATTATGTATTTTTAAAAGATAGAAAAAACTTTCCGTTCAATATTACTGTGCATAAAGTTCTAGTAAGTGACGAGCCTACACTACATGATCATCCTTGGGACTGGGGTGCTATTATACTTAAAGGCGGATACTGGGAACATATACCATTGTTTAATGAAACAACAGGAACAGTTGTAGGCAGTACTAGAAGGTGGAGAGGTCCAGGACATATACGCTTTAGAAAAGCAAGCGATCTTCATTGGTTAGAATTGCAAAAAGATGATAACGGAAACGAAATACCTTGTACAAGTATTTTCTTTATGGGACGAAAAAAGAAAGAATGGGGTTTTGTAGATCATATTAGAAATAAAGGTTATCGTTGGATACACAATGAAAAATACTTAAAAGAGAGATCTAGTACATGAATATACCTAGGTTATTATTAGATTATGTAAAGACTTATCCTTGCATACCTGCAGATAAATGTAATGATATAATAAGCAGTTTGCAAAATGACTGGCAGAAGCACACTTTTTACAGTCATATGGAAAAGAACAAATATAATTTTGACAATGACCTTTCTATATCTCATCAAGCAACTAAATTTGATGAATATATTCACGAGCAGGTTTTTAATGCATTAAAAAAATATGTAAAAGTAGATATAGCTTTACCAAGTTTACCTGGTTGGGACGGCTTTACAGATGTTCGCTTTAACAAGTATGATGAATCTACTGAAATGCATTGGCATGCAGATAGAGTACAACAGATGTTTGATGGTGAACGAAAAGGAATACCAACTTTGTCTGTGGTTGGTTTGTTAAATGATGATTTTGACGGTGGAGAATTTATTATGTTTGAAGATGAAAAAATTACTCTCAAACAAGGAGATATTTTAATTTTTCCAAGTACATTTATGTACCCGCACAAAGTAACACAAATAACAAAAGGAGTAAGATACAGTTTTGTATCTTGGGTTTGGTAATGCAACATACAATAGAACAACTTATACAAAAAATAAATGCTATGCATGATAAAGCATTAGAACTGCACAGAGAAAGAAACAAATACAGTAACCTATCTGGTAAATCATATGATAAAAGTATGTGTAATCATATGCTAGAACAGATACAACAAATGGCTTTAGAAATTGCTTATGATAAAGAAGGCGACGAAATAAAGACAGAAATGGAATATAAAAATGATTAAGAAAAAATTTTATAGTTGGCAAGACGTAGAAAAAATGTGTGTCAGTATTGTAAATCAAATGTATGCAAACAATTGGCGACCTAATTATATAGTTGGTATAACACGTGGTGGTAATGTTCCTGCTACTATTATTTCTAATATGACAGGTATTCGTTGTGAAGCATTAAAAGTAAGTTTACGTGATAACAGTGGACACGGAAGCGAAACTAATTGTTGGATGGCTGAAGATGCATTTGGTTATGGCGATGGTAGAAGCTATCCTAAAGCACGTAAAAATATTCTTATTGTAGATGACATCAATGATACAGGTGCTACTTTCAATTGGATTAAAAAAGATTGGCAAGATGCTTGTTTACCAGATAGTGAAGCATGGGAAGATATTTGGGGTGAAAATGTTCGTTGGGCTGTTCTTACAGATAATATGGCTTCTGAGTTTCAACATCAAGTATCTTATAGTTGTGACGAAGTCAACAAAGCAGAAGAAGATGTTTGGTTAGTTTATCCATGGGAGAATGTTGGTGAGTATTGAACCTAAAGATGTAAGTAAGAAACACTTTTATATAAGTCTTGTTAAAAGTGTAGTTAGAATTGGTGCTGGTGTCATTTTAATGACTGGTAATTTTGTTGTTGCTGGATTGCTTTTTATTGGAGCAGAAGGCTTAGGAATTTTGGAGGAAATGTAATGTTTGGTAGACCAGATAATAGACCACATTGGGAAAAAATGTCAGACGACGGAATGAATAAATTTTTAAAATTTTGTATATTATGTTTGTTTGGCTTTTTCACTTATCATGTAATAATTGCTTTAATAGATAGGTTTTTCGTATGAGAGATGATTTAATGGTACAACAACAGGTAGATAACAGTTGGCAACATATGGTTGGTGTTATTTGCTTAAATCAAACAGGTAGGAAACAAGTAAAAAGTGTACTTCCTATTCTGTTTGTTATTTGTCCTACACCTGTACATTACCTAAATACTACACCTGAAACAATTAAATCAATAATTAAACCATTAGGTATGGTAAATGTAAGAGAAAAAAGATTACGTCGAATGAGTTCAGACTATCTTACATGGGATGGTAATGATGCTACAGAATTATATGGTATTGGAAAATATG